ACAACAAGTTCATATCTTGTGACGTTTAATGCGTGGAATTATCTTGAGATCAAAGTCAATACCCACAATTCCACAGGGTACGTACAGTTACGGCTTAATGGACAAACGTTCTTGAATGATAGTGGCTTGGATACACAAAACACAGGAAACAACTATGTGAACATGATTCGTTTCCAGCCGTTCGCATCAAGTGGTGCATATAATTTCAAAATTGATGACGTGTACATTTGCGACGATAGCGGTTCGTCTCCACATAATGGATTTTTGGGAGAATGTAGAGTCCAGACGCAAAGGCCATCTGCGAACGGAGATACAAATCAATTTTTAACAGTTGGAGCATTTAGTAATTATCAAGCCGTAGATGAAATAATTGCAGATGATGATACATCGTATGTTAAATCTGGGACGGTCGGAAATGTAGACGATTATGTTATGGGATCTGTAGATTTAACAGGAACTATTTATGGCGTTCAAGTCAATGTTACACACAAAAAAGATGATGTCGGATCAAGATCGATTTGTCCGATCATTAATAGTGGCGGAACGATATATGAGGGAACATCTGTTGTAAGTGGAAGCGATTATGTAATTTCTCAGAAGATGTGGGAGACAAACCCGAACGGTAATTCACCTTGGACGAATTCAACAGTAAATGCTTTGACAGCAGGAATTAAAATAAAGGGATAAGGGTAAAATCAATGAGTATTATATGGTTTGATGGGTTTGATTATTATAATGCATCTGCGTTTGGTGGCGGGGGAAGAAAATATGACCAGTCTTCTAGTGGAAGTGTAAGTACTGGAAGATTTGGTGGTCAATGTTTACAAACTGTTGGAAATGGAGTGTACAGTTTAGGAACACAAGGAACGCTTCGTTCATCAGACGGAACACTTCGTAATTGTGAAAGTCTTTGTGTTGGATATGCAATGCGTGTTGATGGCTATGTTAGTGCTTATGGTGGAGTGGAGTATCCAAGCAAACCGTTTTTTCGCTTTCAAGATTTAGGAGTTGTACAAGCATCCTTGTGGATTGATCCAACAACACAACAAATCAAAGTCATGACTGGAGACGGAATTAGTACCCCTAATACAGTATTTGATTCTGGATATATTCCTCCCTTGGGCTTGTGGTTTTATTTAGAGACCAAAATTACATTTGGAAATCCAGGTTCTGTAGAAATTTTTGTTGATGGACAAAGTTTGGGTGGGGCTACCGGACAGACGGTAACAATTGGAGGAAATTATTGTAATAGATTTTCTTTTAATTCGTTTAATAATTATTCTGGCGGTGTAACTGGTGGCTCTTGGCTTGCAGATGATTTTTATATTATTGATTCTTCTGATGCTACTGGAAATATAGATGTTTTGGGAGAAGTTCGTGTTCAAACAAAATTGCCTGATGCAGATGGATATCAAAATGATTTTTTGCGGTCCCAAGGATTAGTTAATGCTGCAAATGTTAATACAATTCCAGTAACATATTTAGATACGTCAAAATATAATTATAGTGGAACTGTAGGGGCAATAGATTTATATTCTATTGCAAACTTTACTGTAACAGGATCAATTTTTGCTATACAAGAAAACATGTCATTTAAAAAAGATGATGTCGGTAATCGATCAATTGCTCCGATTCTTCGTACTGCTGCTCAGAATTATACAGGTGGAACCAAAAATTGTTATTCAAATTATACATATGGAGCACATATCTGGGAAGAAAATCCAAATACAAATCTCCCTTGGGAGTTAACAGATTTGAACTTATCGGAATTTGGTATCACTGTTGTTTCATAAAATTGGAGAATTATAAATGCCGATACAATATGCTGGCGGAACAAATTACAATATGGCAACGGTGTGTGACACAAAGGCTGATTTGTGTACTGCAATCGATACGGCCCTCAATACAACCGGATGGATAACTACAACAACGACAAGTTCAACGGACCATATTTACCAATGTGCTACTACTCCACAAACGAACCAAATCAAAGTTCGTGTTTGGGAAGGGACAAATTGTGTTCGTATTCGGATGATGAATACTGCGGAAACCATTTCACAAATCGATAGCTGTTATCTGTATGTGGCAACCAATACCACATATCGTATTATTGCAAATCAATATCAATTTGAATCGTTTGTTCCGGGATCTATTTCTTCTAGAAATTTTGTTATTGCAAGTGCCATGTATATTCCTCCACATCTTGAAACAATGGGATTAACAACTTGTTCTATTATTTTAGGTGATGGACATTCTGATACTGATACAACGAATTTGACAGGTGGATTTAGACGTTCTATGACAGCACGAGGATTTTTGAATGCTACTGGAGCCCAAGGATGGACTCTTCTCAATTCTACTGCTGTTGAATATAACAATTTAACTGATAATATTACAAGTTATTCGGGGATGCCGTCGTTGGCAACAATACAATCAGCATGTTTAGATTCTATATCTGGATTCAGATGGCATGATGATTCTGCCCTTATTGTAGAACCTTTGGTTGCATGGGGGGCACCAAATATTTTGTCAGAATCTAAAATTCGTGGACAACTTTGGGATGCTTTTATTGCAACAGAATCGTATCCAGCAGATATAACCACTGTTGTTGACTCTCATACATTTTATAACTTAACGGATAACAATGATGGTACATCTACATTACCATCATCCATGCGAGGAAGTTTGTTTGTTGTAGTACCATAATCCATTTATTGTCATTGTAAATAATACATATGGCAGTTGAATTTATAGAAGGATTTGATACGTGTACTGCGGCACAACTTGCTCGTCGTTACACCATGTCTGGGTCACAAACATCTGTTGTGACTGGTAGGAATGGTGTTGGACAAGCGCTGACTATGTCCGGGTTTTCTCAATTAAATCAATTAACAATTCCAGTTACTTCTAGATCTGAATATTATATGGGATTTGATCTTAACTGTGGGAGTGTTGTATTGGGAGATTATTTTATTGAGATTAGACATTCCAGTGGTTCTATAGGTACAATTGGAGCGAATTCCGATAATGCTGGCACAGTAACTTCATCTTGGGGGCAATCTGCTGCTGGAATTGTGAATCAAAATGTTTGGACAAATTTTCAGTTTCATATTATTATTTCTCCAACATCTGGAGTATTCCAGGCCAAAGTAGATGGAGAACTTGTTATTTCTGTAAGTGGGATCAATACTGGAACGAATAATATTACACAATTCATATTACATGAAAATCTACAAACACACACTTATGATAATATGTGGATTTTAAATACTCTTGGTAGCCATAGTAATTATTGGCCAGATGGGTATATGACAGTACAAACTTTATATCCATTAACAGACGGATCGAATTTACAATGGACTCCAAATATCGGAACTGTACATTATTCGATGGTAGATGAAGTTTCTACGGTTGACGATGACACAACACATGTTTACGACACAGATCCAGGGCATTTAGATAGTTATGGGATTCAATCATTAGTTGGAACAATTCATAAGGTACACGGAGTTCGTGCATCAGCAGTTTATAGAAAAAATAATGCTAATGTTGAAAAAGTTTTTCGTGTTTTTTTAAAGTCTGGAGAAATAATTTCAGAAAGTTCAGATTTATCCGCAACAACTGCATATTCTTCTAGCGGATTGTTATTAAATGACGACCCTAATACAGAAACTAATTGGACAACTTCTAGTGTTAATGCGTTAGAAGTAGGAATAAAAACACAGGTGTAATATGTTGGAATATTGTGACGGATTTGACGCATATTCTAGTAGTCAATTTCAACGAAGATATCCAGGTTCTGTTGGTTCTAAAGAAAAAGTTTCTGGTAGATATGGAGAAGGAGAAGCGTTATCCTTTAATGATTTTACTAATTCTAGTTGGATGCATGTCCCGATAACTTCTAGAACAGAATATTATTGGGGATTAGATTTGAGAATTTATAATAATATTGGATTTGGAGATCAGTTTATTTATCTATACGATTCTAATGGTACAACCATTCAGACGATTGATATATGCAGTGCGAATACTGGAGAAATTTTATCGTCCTCCTGGGGGAATTCTTCTGCTGGACTAATATCTGTTGATACATGGTATAATATACAATTTCATGTTGTAATTCATCCTACCGAAGGAGTTTGGCAAGTAAAATTGGATGGAATTTTGGTCATCGATCAGACTGGAATTAATACAGGAAACACTAATATTTCGCAACTATCTTTACACAATCAGTATCAAACCCGGCATGTTGACAATTTTTGGATTTTTAATACGTTAGGATATCATAGTAATACTTGGCCAACTGGATTGGTTATTATTCAAACTCTTTCTCCAAATGGAGATGGAACATATCAGCAATTTGTTCCTAGTTCTGGATCAACGCATTATACAATGGTAGATGATATTCCAGAAGCAGATGATGATGATACTTACACAGAGGGTGGTAATACGTTGTCCATTGAAGCCGATTCGTTTACATTACCCCCAACACACGATATTAGTGTTGGGGTTGTTAATAAAATTCATGGGGTTAATCTTTTTAATATAGTAAGAAAAACAAATGTTCCGTCAAGAATCGGTAGATCAATTTTTAAATCTGGAAGCACAGAATATCAAGGCACAAACAATGAAATTTCTTTATCGTATAGTGCCAAAAACAGTTTGCTTTTGGCAGAAGACCCAAACACAAATTCTGAATGGTTGATTTCTGCTATTAATGCATCGGAAATTGGATTTAAAACCGTTGTTCCGGGAATTAAATATCAATATGCTGCATCAAGAATTAAAATTAGTACCTCTTTTATACAAGGATGTGGCAAATTCTCCAATATTGGATCAGGTAGTAAAAATTTTTCTTCTAATGTAACAGCAGGAAATACAATTTTTGGTGTAATGGGGTCTGTTCAAGGAATAGCTTCTTCTGGTACTAGAAGAACAATGAGCGATAATCTTGGCAACGTTTATGAACTACTGTCTGAAACTTCTACGGCAGGAACTACATTAATGTTGTGGAAATCTGTCATTACAACTGGAGGAGCATGTACAGTTTCTTGGAGTTTTCCAACTTCTGGCTTTACACAATTTTCTGCTATAGAAATGAGTGGAGCAATTGGAACGTTTCCGTCTGTTACTGGAAATAATATTTCTGGAACAAGTGTTAGTGTTAATATTCCAACAACTAGTCCACAACAAAATAGTTTGATAATCATTGGCGGATTAGCATATACAGAAAAAACATTTACTAATGGATCTGCTACGTTGGGATGGACAAATTATCAATCTGGGTCTGGAGGTTCGATTGCGATTGGATACGAAACAATTTCCGTTGATGGTAGTTATAATACATCTCTTACTGCGGATACGACTACATATTTATCTGCCGTAGCATGGGTAATTCCAAATTAACGATATGGGTTTTAAGTTTTGTGGAGAAATGAATGGCTGTAGAATTATTATCAAACAATGCGCATACAACATGTAGTGGAGCATACACATCCGGTTCTGGAGTATTAAATGTTGTATCTACTGATGCTCCATTTCCTCAGTCTGGAACATTTCGAGTTACAGTTTCTGGTTCAGACGGAACGGTAAAGGTTATTTTAAAAGTAACTGCAAAAAATAGTTCAACACAATGGGAAGTAGTAGCAGAAGGTACAGATGCGAATGCAACGGATGGAGATAATGTAGATGCTACTTTAACCGCAAATTCTTTATTTCAGTACGTAACAGAAAATGGTGTAGGATATCAAATACCATACGGGGACCCAACTCTTGTATCATTTGGTTGGAGAAATCAAGGAGGAGCAACAGCAACCACACGAGCAAAGTCAATATATTTATATGCTCCAGCAGGCAGTGGAGATCAACTACGAGGTTATGAAATCGCTGCACCTTCACCACCATGGTCTGTTACTGTACGAATGATACCACAATTACATAGCCAAAACTATAATCAATGTGGATTATATTGCAGCGATGGAACAAAGTTATTGTCACTGACTGTACCGTCTGGAATTAATAGGTGGAATACTGTATCATCGTTTTCTGCTACTGTAGTAAATCCCGGATTTGTTAATTGGGGTCTTACTGCAATGTTTATTACAGTTTTAGATGATGGCACAGATTTGAAGTGGTTTTGGTCTGTCAATGCTTATGACTTCATTCAAGTTTATACAGCAAGTCGAACATCTTGGTTATCCTCTGTTAGCTATGTTGGTTTATATGTAGATAGTAATAATAGCACATGGCCTGTTGGAATGTCTCTTCTTTCCTGGGTTCAAGGAACAAGTTAATTGGTAAGCTAAATGCATCAAGCTATAATTGGTGACTTAGTTCTTGGTTCCGCAGTATTAGGTAAAGCAAGAACTATCTCCTCGTCAAACACACCAACCATTACCGGAAATTCTCGCATTCAAATTACATCTTTTGCGACTCAATCCGGAGCTTGTTGTATTATTTTAAAAACATCCCAAAATCAATTAGGTGTATCTAATCTATATTCTACATCTAATAAAAATCTGTTTGGATCGACAAGAATTCAAGTAAATGATACTCCGCAAACACAAACTGGATTGTGTTCGATTAGTTTTCGTTCAAATTTAAATTTAGAAGGCGTCTCTACATTTACCAAATCCAAACTGTTGGTGACACAAGCTACAGTTGAAGCGTTAATAGAAGGTTCTACTGATTGCTTTGTTCGCCTCACCCAATCATATCTTGAAGTTGTTATAGAATTAGCAGTTCGTACATTTAGAACACAACTTGGAAAAGCTGCAATACAAAACACAACCAAAAGAACGATAACTGGTACTACTCGATTTGGGGGAACGTATGACCAAGTAATGGCTGGAGTTTCTAGTGTTAGTTATAGGATACAGCAATATGATACAGGCGTTTCAAGAATTCAAAAAAGATTTCCAGTTATACAACTAGGAACTTCAAACATTTATAACACAAAGCTCCGAACGCAAATAGGAAAATCTCGCATTCGTGTACTGGAAATTCAGCGAACACAAAATGGAATTTCTAAGATCAATTTTCGTCGGCAATTTATCACACTCGGTAAGTCTATTATATTTGTTCAATACGTTAAGCAAATAATATTTGGAACCTCTTATATTTCCGGGCATTTTTTTAACCTTCAAACTGGAATTTCAAGAATAACAGCAACACAACCAGTTTTGAATATTGTTGGTATTAGTAACGTAGTAGTTTCTAGAACAATACAAAATCAAATTGGAGTGGCAAATGTTAGAACTTTTACACGAAAAACACAATTAGGAAAATCCAAAGTAACCAACACAAAAATAAAAACACTTATTGGAAAATCTCGCATTCGTGTAACAATACAAACTGCACAGTTTGGTGTTAGTAGCTTTGTACAGAACAGAACTCAACAAGTTGAAACGGGAATAACACGCATCACGTCAACTACATCCCACACACAATTTGGGGCATCTTCACTTCAAAATGTATCACTAAGAAATCAATTTGGTGTAGCCTCAATTGTTTATATTAGATCACAAGAAACACAGTTTGGAACATCTAAAATTACTGCGACTACAAAAAATATAGAAATTGGAACTTCTCGTATTACAGTATCTGTGTTATCAACACAACGTGGAAAATCTAGAATCCAAGTAACTAAAAGTGATAAGATGCAACTGGGGGTTTCAAATGTTGTATCTTATCGTACGCAGTCATTCCAGTTAGGAGATTCTAATATTCGTGTAACAACACGTAAGACCCAATTTGGAAAATCTAGTATTCGCAATACAACAAATAATGAACAATTCGGATTGTCTTATATAATTTTTTCTCGTACACAACAAATACAATCTGGATTGTTTAAGATCACAGCAACAACCAAAAATGTTCAACTCGGAAAAACTAAGGTAACCAACACCAGTGTAAAACTATTTACTGGAAAATCAAATATCCGAAATACAAATAACAAGAATCAATATGCTATATCAAGTTTTGTTGTTGCAAGAATACAAAATATTGGGATCGGAATATCAAATATTCGTGCGACGACAAAACGGACACAAATTGGAAAAACCAACCTTCGTAATTCTATAACTAAAAATCAGTTTGGTGTGTTTTCTATTGAAAATAGAAAACAAAAAACACAAATTGGTGTGTCTTGTTTTGTTATTGCACGAACTGCATGGTCTCTTATTGGAAAAACAAAAATAACAAACACAACTAAGCAAATAAATTTTGGAATCTGTAGATTTACAAATTTTTCTGAAAAAACACAGGTTGGAAAATCACGAATCTTTGTTAATACTGTAACAACAGATCAAACAGGAAACTCTAATATTGTTCTTCAGCGTACAATAGTTGAATATTTTGGAGTATCTAATGTTTTGGGAAGAACTTATCAGACACAAAAAGGAAAGTCTAAGGTACAAGCGCACGCCTACAAATATTTTACTGGAAAATCTGCGATTCGAAACGAAGCAACAAGAATGCAAATTGGTATTAGTGGTTTTGTAAAGTTTCGGTGGCAGGCAGAACAGATAGGAATATCTAATTTACGCAATTATACTAGACGAACTCAACTAGGAACATGCAACATTCTTTCAACAACAAGCCAAAAACAATTTGGAAAAACCAATTTACGTGTTATTACAACACAAATGCAATATGGAACAAGTAAGTTTGTTGGATCTCGTGTTACTTGGACAAATACTGGAATTTCTAATATTAGGTCCGCAACAAATAAAGAACAATTTGGACAAATGAGGGGATTTCCTTCTGAGTATATTTTTTCTGTTTTGGTTTCGCAAAAAACTTTTACCACACCAATAACAACTTCAGATTCATTTACAACATCTGGGAAGACTGCAATATATGATGGAACTGGAAATATTGGAACCATTAACTTCAAATGTATTATGGGACCACGTAGGCCAACCGGATACTTCAGCAGAAAAGTATTTAGGGATAACACACAACAAGAATGGTTTAAAATTCCTCTGTTTGTTTCCAAAGCATTTGATTGGATTGAAATTTCATCTGGTGTTGGATTTACTTCCATCGGAAAAAGTGCAATTGGTGGATCAGGAATTATTGGAAGAGATTTAGAAAAGTATGCCACTTTTGGAATATTAACTTCAATACATAACACACAACAGACACTTGAATTACTAATACATGGAAATCCATCAATACATGCGTCACAAGTATGTTATGAAGTTTTGATGATTCCCACAGCTAATGCAGTAATGACCCAGGCGAATAAAGAAATTTTGACGCTCATTAATGTTGCATTGGTAAACAGCACAACAGTCGAAGGATTGTTTGGAGGCGATACTGCTCACGGAGGAAAAGCAAACACAAATTCAATGGTTGTCGAAGGATTGTTTTCTGTAAAATCTGCATCTCAAATGACACAAATTACAGAAGAAGTTCTGGCAACGGGAGATCCAATTGTTCATATATCGCAAGTTTCAGAAGAAATCTTAGTTTATAACCAATTAGTTTCATATTCAAATTCTATCATCAATAGTGTTGCTATAGAAGCTCTAAGACAACCTGATTCTAATGTAAATGTCAACAACATTGTGATTGAACAATTATTTCAACCATCGCCAAATATAGTTATTAATAGTTCTGTAGTTGAGTCCTTGGTAACTCAAATCCCTAATGTTTCAATTGACTCTATTGTACTTGAAGAAATTAATAATGGTATACCACAAACAGTTAATAACCTTATTGCTGTTGAGTGTTTAGTCAAAGCAGAATTTAATCCAGAAGTTGCAGGACTTATAGGAAATCCAAAATTTCATATCTAAATAATAAGAAGTATGCCGAATACAAATAGATCATCATTCCCGTATATGGTCCCAACAGATATCGTTTTATCGATGGCGAGTGATAATGCTGAAGCCATTCTAGATGGACCAATTGACGATTCAACCAAAACCATCACGGTTGTCAATGACGACACATTTCTTCATGAAGTGTTTAATCTAGTATTAATCGACCAAGAACTGATTCTAGTTAAGCCAAAAACTGTTCCTGATGGAACCTGGGAAGAGTGTATCCGTGGTTTTGCTGGAACGACACCAGCCGCCCACATTGATGGAAGTATGGTTTATGCATACATCTTTGCATATCATCATAATCAAATTTCTTCTGAACTGCAAAGTATTGGAAATTATCACTTATTATCAGATATGACAGGTTTCAAGTACTCTGAGAATTTGATTCAATTTAGTGAAGATTTTAGCGATGCATCCTGGATTAAAACGGGAGACTCCCAAGTAACAACTTCTGTGGAAACACTTCCTAATGGAGCAGAAGCAATGCTATTTCAAGTTGGCGCATCTCTAGCAGCCAATAAAATTTCTTCTCTTCCTTCTGGCATTGTTGCATCATCACTATACACATTTTCAATTTACGCAAAATATACGGGAACTTTGGAATGGGTTGCTTTAGGACAAAGAATCGATGGACCAGAAGAAACTCATGCTCATTTCAATATTAGAACTGGAGCCATTGGTCATGTTGGTTCTGGACTCCAGGGAAAAGCATCCATTGTGCCTGTTGACCCTATTTCAGACGGAAACGGAGGGTACACTCCTGCCAATGGTTGGTATCGGCTGATGGTTGTTCTGTATTGTACAACCAATGCATACAAGTCTTTCGATTTGATTGTCACCGATCAATCAGGAAGTGCAGCAGACACAAATTCCTATACGGGAAATGGAACAGATACCATTGCAATTTGTGGAGCACAAGTTCAAAACGGCGACATGACAGGCCCGATGACTTATATCAAAACAACAGGAACGTCCTTCCGTTTGGTTGGGAGTGGCGATCTCATTTTAGATGAGGGAGATTTGAACTAATGGGCATCTCAATTCAAAGACGTAGAGGAACGACTTCTGAACACTCGTTTTTCGTTGGAAAACCAGGAGAAGTTACTGTTGATACCACAAAGAATGTTGTTGTAGTTCATGATGGTGTCACGGCGGGCGGAAATCCACTTGCATCAGAATCGCATTGGCACACAGAAGTTAGTTCTGGAAATGCCGGATTCATGTCTGCTGCTGATAAAATCAAACTTGATTCTATTGTCGGAGGAACAATTAACTATCAAATTGTTCAGACAAATGGAACTCCAGTAATTTCTCGTGCTGCCACAAATTTTTCCTCAAAATTTTCTGTAACAGACGATGGCGGCGGTGATAGAACAATCATTGATTTGGCCGACAGCGGTGTGGGTGCGTCCACGTATACGAAAGTAACAGTAGACACAAAAGGAAGAGTCACAACAGGAACGACATTATCAACAGGAGATGTTCCGAATCTAACAGCAAGTAAAATTACCGACTTCAACACCACGGTTCGCACAAATCGATTGGATCAGATGGCTGTTCCAACATCTGATGTCAGTTTGAATTCACGAAAAATTATCAACGTTGCAGATCCAGTTTCAGCAACGGATGCGGCAAACAAGCAATATGTTGATGCGACTGCGACGGGACTCACATTTAAAGCTGCGTGTCGTGTGGCAACAACTGGCACCATCAACATGTCGGCTCCAGGCACAACAATCGATACTGTGTCGATGGTTCTTGGAGATCGTATCTTGGTAAAGAATCAATCTGATGCCACGAAAAACGGAATTTACGTGTATAACGGGGCATCTTCGGCTTTGACCAGAACGCTTGATGCTGATTCAGACAGCGAAGTGAATTCTGGTATGTTCATTTTGGTAACTGAGGGGTACACTAATTCTGGTGTTGGTTTCGTTTTGTCAACCCCAAATCCAATAATTTTGGGTAGTACTGAATTAACTTTTGTTCAATTTTCAAGTAGCGGTGGAGCAGTTTCAGCCGGAAACGGTATTGATGTCAACTCTGGGGTTGTTAGTGTTCATACCGCAAGTAGCAGCAGAATTGATGTAGGGCCTTCTGGTGTCGATCTGGCAACAATTGGAGGTCTAACCCCAGGAACATACCAACAATTCACTGTAGACGCTTATGGGCGCATTACGGGCACAACTGGAGCGACATGGCAACCGTCAAATGCCGGATTGACCGCTTTGGCGGGATTGGCAATCAACGGATTTGTTGCCAGAACGGGATCAAACACGTTTGCAGCCAGAACAGTTCAACCCGGAACCGGAATTTCCATCACAAACGGAGATGGCGCAGCGGGAAACATGCAAATTTCTGTTTCCCCAAACACGACTAAACAGCAAGTCACGATCATGGACAATGGATCGGCGGTTGGAACTCGTGGAAATGTCAACCTGATTCCTGGAACTGGAGCATCGTTCACAATTGCTGATAATGTTGGATCAGATCGAGTTGACGTAACAATTGGATTGACACCGGGCGGCGGGGCTGCTCCTTCCACTTCACAATATGTAACATTGGCAACTGATGCCAATCTTACAAACGAACGTGTGATGGTTGCTGGAATAGGTATTAGCTTGACAGATGGTGGATCTGGAAACAATTTGACTGTTGCCATCGTGACAGACTTTGGTTCAATTGCGTAATAGATAAAAGAGGAAAACAATGTCGATTGCTATTCAATGGAGACGAGGAACAACAACTCAGCACAATTCATTCACAGGATTGCTTGGTGAGGTTACAGTAGACACAACCAAGAAGACGCTAGTTGTGCATGATAATGCTACTCTTGGCGGAACTCCTTTGGCAAAAGAAGTTCACACTCATACTACGTCTGACATTACCAACCTCAGATACCAGACAGTTCAGATTAACACCACTCCACAAACGCAGCAGTCCAATCTCAACTTCTCCAATCTTTTTTCTGCATCAAACGATACACCAAACAGCAGAACCACGGTGACGCTGGCAAACAACAACACAACTGGAGCCGGAACATATGGTTCTGCAACAAAGGTTGCTCAACTTGTTTTGAATGCTAATGGACTCGTTACCTCTGTTACAGAAGTCACAATTAGCGGGGTGGCTCCTGGTGGTGCGGCGGGTGGTGGATTATCTGGATCATATCCAAACCCATCTGTTGCTTCGGTTGGTGGTGCAAGTTCTACAGATATTGCTACTGCAACAACACTTGCGAATAACGCTACATCAACAAATACTGTAAGCACAATTGTGAAACGGGATGTGACCGGAAATTTTTCAGCAAATGTCATTACTGCCGCATTGGTTGGTGATGTTACTGGAAATTGCAGCGGAACATCTGGTTCGTTTACGGGCAGCTTAACTGGAGACATCACATCAACAGGAATGGCAACCACATTGGCAACTGTGAACAGCAGTATTGGAACGTATGGCGATAGCACACATGTTGCCAGAATCACCGTTAATGCGAAGGGATTGATTACCGCAGTATCTTCACAGGCCATTAGTGGATTCTTAACAAATGGCGAATCTGCTGGTGGTGATCTGAGCGGGACACTTCCTTCTCCAACGGTTGCATCTGTTGGTGGAACGTCTGCTGCTAATATTGCTTCCGGTGCTGGTGCTGCCAACAATGCAACATCTGCTGCTACAGCATCAAGAATTGTTCTCCGTGATGGCGCAGGATCGGCAAACTTTGTAAACGTCTTTGTGTATAAGAAAACGGTAACTACATCCGCAACGCCAACATTTGATGTATCACTTGGTGGCGTACAACAGATGACTATCGATGCCAATATCACTTCAATGACGGTTACAGGAATGACTTCCGGCCAGTTGATAGTGTTTGACTTTGTACACGACAACACAGCAAATGCTTATACCATTGCGTGGGCATCTAATGTGTTTGGTGGTAGCGCAAATGTTGGCACTGCGAACAATAAACACAACTCACAGTTGTTCTGGTCTGATGGCACGAACCTGTATGCTCTCGATCAGATGAGAACTGATTTGGGCTAATCCGGTCTATATTTTTTCTGAATCTATATACGTCAAAATTTGTCGAGTCATAAATATCAATGACTTACAATTATGCCTCGAAGCAACGCAACAACATATCTTGGAAACAAGAAACTGAAAGCAGAAGGTGTTCACGTAACACTTACTTTGAAACAGGTAGAAGAATACCAAAAATGCTTTCAAGATCCAATTTACTTTATTCGCAATTATGTAAAAATCGTCAACGTTGACAAGGGTGAGATCTTTTTTGACATGTGGTCGTTCCAGGAGCAGATGGTCAAGAATTTTGTGCGCCATCGGTTCAACATTGTCAAATGTCCTCGACAGGTTGGAAAGTCCATTACAACAGTTGCCTTTTTGCTCTGGACAGTTTTGTTCAAAGAGAACCAGAATATTGCCATTCTAGCAAACAAATTCAAAACGGCGCAGAAATTGTTGAATGACTTGAAGAAATCATACATGATTTTGCCACAATGGATGCAGCAGGGTGTTGTAGAATGGAACAAAGGAAACATTGTTCTTGAAAATGGATGCCAAATCTCAGCCCATTCTACATCTTCTGATACCATCCGTGGTAACACATACAATTTGATTTTTCTGGATGAGTTCGCATTTGTCCCGCCGCACATTGCAGAAGAATTTTTCAACTCCGTCTATCCGACAATTACATCTGGAGAAAGTACAAAGGTCATTATCGTGTCCACTCCGAAAGGAATGAACATGTATCATAAGATGTGGGTTGAAGCAAATCATCCAAGAGACTCAAAAGATCCACAAATCAAGTGGAATGGGTATGAACCTTTTGCAATTCATTGGTCAATGGTTCCAAAGCCGGATGGAAGTGGACCAAGAGATGAAAATTGGAAAAATAAAATTATTGCCCAAACGAGCGAACAACAATTTCGTCAAGAATTCGAGTGTGAATTTGTTGGGTCTTCGAGCACACTGATTTCTCCTGAATGTTTGACCACTTTGACGTGGGCCAGCCCGGTTAAGCAATATCCATTGAATTATTGCCAATTCAAAGATGGGTCACAGGCATTTTTAGATGTATACGAAGAACCACTTCTCGGACACCAATATGTCCTTTGTGCTGATGTAGCTGGCGGCAAGGAACTGGATTCTTCAGCGTATGTCATTCTGGATATTACTCGAACGCCGTACAATGTGGTTGCCAAATTTAAATCTGACAAGATTTCTCCAATGTTATTTCCCGATGTCGTAGTTCAAGGAGCGACTAAATATAATATGGCATTCGTACTTGTTGAAACAAACGACAATGACGTTGCCAAAACGCTCCAGTTAGATTTGGAGTATGAGAACTTAATCACAACTACGATGAAGGCCAAGGGCACCCAAGTTGGTGGTGGCTTTACCAGAAACGTAGAATTTGGGCTTCGGAGTACGAAGGCGACAAAGAGAATCGGATGTTCCAACCTGAAAACACTGGTAGAAAGTCAAAAATTAATATTCAAAGACTACCATATCATTTTGGAACTGCATTCCTTTGTGGCAAATACGAGGGGGTCCTATTCGGCGGAAGAGGGAAAACACGACGACTTGGCAATGTGTTTGGTCAACTTCGGATGGCTCGTCAATCAGAAGTATTTTAAGGAATTGACGGATGTAGACGTGTATAGTCAATTGAAGTCTGATTATAACGAAACTGTGGACGAAATGGCCCCGGCAGGTTTTGCCATGACCAATGGTTTGAATGACCATTTGGTGTTTAACGATGATGGCTTGAAATTGTAAAACACCAATATCCTAAATAGGTTGTGAAGCATTTTACGATCAATTGGTGATAAACCAAGCATAGAAGGAGACACATATGGGTTTTCAAATTAGTCCAGGAATCAACGTCTCTGAAGTTGACCTTACTACTATTGTCCCTGCGGTTGGAACTACGGTAGGTGCGATTGCAGGTCCATTCAGATGGGGTCCAGCGAATGTTCCGATGCTCATTGATAATGAGATCACGCTGGCAAATACGTTCGGTAAGCCTGACAACAACACAGCGAACACTTGGTTTACTGGTTCCAACTTCCTCGCATACGCTAACGCTCTCCAGACCGTGCGTGTCGTGAAGAATGGAACGGGTGGACACAAGAATTCTACTGCTGATGGTGCAGGACTCCTCATCGTGAATGAGGATGCTTACCTCAATAATTATGAAAATGGTCAGGGAAATGTTGGTATGTTTGCAGCCAAATATCCAGGCGACCTTGGAAACAGTATTGGAGTGTCTATTGCTGACGTTGATAGCTTCAACTCTTGGACGTTCAAGAGCAGCTTTGACGGAGCACCAGGAACTTCAACTCTAATTGCTAACGCTGGCGGCGAAAACGACGAAATGCATATTGTCGTTTACGACGTTTTGGGTTGGTGGACAGGTCTTGCAGGAAGCGTGCTCGAACGTTTTGCGTTCGTTTCAAAGTGTGCTGCTGCAAAGACCGAAGACGGAACATCACAATATTATCCTGATGTCATTAATCGTACATCCAAATTCCTTTGGTGGATGGATCACCCAACGCAAGCAGATTTGGGTTTGAATGTTTCTCCAAATTGGGGATCTGTGGACTTGACAGTTTCATTCAATACAACATCTGAAAAAGTACTTCTCAGCAGTGTTGTTGGAACTTTTGAAGTGGGTGAAGTTGTGGCGGATGCCGCTGGTGCAACAATCTCGACTGGTAGTGGTGCAGTTCTGGGAACTGTTGTTATCGGAGACGGTGGAATTGAAAACATTCCTGTGAACGCACAAGGTTCTGGATATACTGTTGCCCCAGATGTAATCATTTCTGGTGATGGTGACGGTCTTGCACTTGCAGTGGCAGTTCTTGGAACTGGTCCAAATGCTGATAAAGTGGTAAGTGTCACGGTAACAAACCCTGGCGCAAATTATACAACTGCTACAGCAACATTTTCTTCGGGAACTGGAGCATCTGCTGATGCAACAGTAAACACAGGATTGGGAACGGTTACGGGCTTTACTAGCTTGGTAGGTGGTACGCACTATGTTACAGCACCAACTATTACTGTTACGGGTGACGGATCGAATGCTACAGCACATGCGACTGTTTCTGGTGGAGCAGTTACAGGAATCGTGATTGATGATCCTGGTTCTGGATATTCCACAGCCGGATTCACAATCACTCCAGTTGGAACAGGAGCAACCGCAAGCACGATCACATTCGATACCGGAAAGGTTCTTGATGTTCCGGTTATCAGCGGTGGATCTGGATACAAAGGAACACCAACGGTTACATTTACTGGCGGCGGCGGAACTAACGCAGCAGCTACAGTAACTTTGAGCAATGGAGTTGTTACTCTTATTACGGTCACCAATGGTGGATCAAACTACGCAACCACACCAACCGCAGCCGTCGTTCCGCAAGGATCTGGCGCAACCGCAGTTGTTACAGTTGACTCGACTGGTCGTGTGACAGCATTGACTCCAACAGCAGTTGGTTCTGGATACCCAAGCAACCCAACGGTTACTATTAGTGGCCCGGGTGTGGGAGCACAGGTAACAGCCAATGTGGTTGGAAATTCCGTTACTAGCTACACAGTTGTAAGTGGCGGATCTGGATACGAAACAATTTCGGCAAAAGTTCTTGAAATCAACAGTTCTACTTTGACAGTTTCTCCAGTCAGTGGAACATTTGAAGCGGCAATGAATGTTCAAGGATTGGATTCTGGTGCTACAGGTACAGTTGTTTCTGTAACTGGCGGCGCTCTGGTAGCAGAATTGGATGGCGGTGTGGACGCAAACAGTTCGATCAGTGAAAGTGACTACCAAGTAGACACTTTGGGTCGTCCTGCTGGATATGCAATGTTCCGTTCAGGAGAAGACATTGATGTGTCTTTGATTCTGGGTGCAGATGCAACCGCAACTCGTGCAAACTATATTATTAGTGTTGCTGAATATCGTAAGGATGCTATCTCACTTCTTTCTCCTCCAAAGTCAGCAGTTGTTGACAACAGTGGAAACGAAGCAGCCGACATTATTGCATTCCGCAACCAGCTTCCAAGCACATCTTATGGTGTGATGGATAACAACTGGAAGTATCAATACGACAAGTACAATGATGTGTATCGTTGGGTTCCGCTCAATGGTGACATTGCTGGCTTGTGCGTGCGTACAGACGTTGTGCGTGATCCGTGGTGGTCGCCAGCAGGTTACAACCGTGGCATTATCCAGAATGTTGTGCGTCTGGCATGGAATCCTCGCAAAGCATACAGAGATCAATTGTACCAAGCTGGTATTAACTCTGTCATGTCTGAACCAGGACAAGGAACACTGCTGTTCGGTGATAAGACGATGTTGACGAAGCCGTCAGCATTCGACAGAATCAACGTTCGTCGCTTGTTCATCGTTTTGGAAAAGGCAATCTCGACTGCTGCGAAGTACACGTTGTTCGAGTTCAATGACCAATTTACACGTTCTCAGTTCGTGAACATGGTTGAACCGTTCCTTCGTGATGTTATGGGCAGACGTGGTATCTACGACTATCGTGTGGTGTGCGATGCAACGAATAACACACCTGAAGTCGTTGACAGTAACCGCTTCGTGGGCGACATTTACGTAAAGCCAGCACGCAGCATTAACTTCATCCAGTTGAACTTCGTTGCTGTAAGAACTGGTGTAGACTTTACGGAGATCGTTGGAAAGTTCTAAGGAACTTTCCAACTTCTCTTATAAATACTGAGAGGTAGACAAAAACTATGCCCTTTACAGTAAATGATTTCAGAGCAAAACTGGTTTATGGTGGTGCTAGACAGAATCTCTTCCAGGTGATTCTGCCGTTCCCGGCTGTTTCTGGAGGCACTGGCAACACAGAATTGTTCTCGTTCATGTGCAAGGCAGCATCCTTGCCACCGGAAGAAATTAGTGTGATTGGCGTTCCATATTTTGGACGCAGCATTAAGGTTCCTGGTGATCGCACGTTCCCAGAATGGCAAGTCACTGTCATTAACGACGAAGGGTTTGAGCTTCGTGATACCTTCGAGCAGTGGCACAATGCTTTGAATGGACACTTTAGCAATCTTCGCAATCCGGCAGCAGGAGTTACGTCTGGATATCAGGTTGATGCTACAGTAATCCAATTCAGCAAGACTGGTGATGTTATCAAGGAATACGATTTGATTGGTGTTTGGCCGTCGTCCGTTGCTCCGATTGCTTTGGGATGGGATGCTAATGACCAAATCGAAGATTTCCCAGTTACACTTCAGTATCAATGGTGGGAATCAAGAACCACTTCGTAATCCTTGGGATTTGTCTAACAAATAGGCTTGGAGCAGCGATGCGCCAAGCCTATTTTCATTTGTGTCTATATTAAAGTGGCCTAAATACTATTGAATACTATGCCTTACAATCTCTTTGGATTCATGTTTAAAAACAGATCAAAGACTCCGCAGAAGGAGCCTTTGTCTTTTGCCCCGCCTCAGAATGATGATGGTGCCATAGTCATCGAACAAGGGGGTGCTTTTGCATCCGTTGTGGATTTAGATGGCATTGTCAAGAATGAAATTGAGCTTGTCACAAAGTATCGGGAAATGGCTCAAAGATCAGAAGTAGAAGGTGCAATCAGCGAAATTGTCAACGAATCAATTGTAACAGAAGAAGAAAAATCCCCGGTCGCAATAGTCACAGACAAACTCAATTATTCTACCGACATTGTAAAAAGCATTCAAGAGGAATTTGAAAATATTCTGAACCTATTGGATTTTAACAATGAAGGTCAGGACATTTTCAGACGTTGGTACATCGATGGACGTCTGTATTTCCATATGGTTATCGATCCACAAAATCCACGTGACGGCATTCAGGAAATTCGTTACATTGATCCACGTCGCATCAAAGCAGTTATTGAGACGGAAACTTTTATATCTCCTGAAAGCATACCAATGCAAATTGAAAAGCAGAGATACTACGTTTACAATCAATTCGGCACAGATGCAACAACAGCAACCACTGGTGTAAAGATCTCTTGGGATTCGATTTGTTACGTTCATAGTGGGATTCAAGAAACCAACAACACGATGATTCTGGGGCATCTACACAAAGCTCTGAAGCCATCCAACATGCTTACGATGATAGAAGACGCCAGTGTCATCTATCGTCTCTCACGTGCGCCTGAACGTCGTATTTTCTACATCGACGTTGGTAACCTACCAAAGCAAAAAGCTGAACAGTATTTGAAAGACATCATGTCGAAGTATCGCAACAAGATGGTATACGATGCCACGACAGGAGAAATCAGAGAAGACAAGAAATTCCTTTCGTTCATGGAAGACTACTGGTTGCCACGTAGAGAAGGTGGACGTGGAACGGAAATAAGTACGTTGCCGGGTGGCGAAAACCTTGGTGAAATGGCTGATGTTGAATACTTCAAAGAAAAGTTATATCAGGCACTCAATGTCCCTGTCAGTCGTTTGAAATCAGAATCTACGATGAGCTTCGGTGAAGGAGCAACAATCACTCGTGAAGAAGTGAAATTTGGTAAATTCATCTACCGCATCCGTAATCGTTTCACAGAGCTTTTTGATGTTCTGCTTTCGACTCAATTGATGCTTAAGGGCATCATCGCAAGAGAAGACTGGAGAGTCATTCGTCAGAAAATTTTCTACAGCTTCTTGAAAGATACTTACTACTCTGAAATGAAGAATCTCGAAATCCTTCAGAATAGAGTGGCCGCAGTAGACCGTTTTGTGCAGTATGCTGGCAAGCTCGTTTCATGGGAATGGGTACGTCGCAATGTGCTCATGCAGACTGAAGATGAAATGCTCCAGCTTGATAAGCAAATGAAAATTGAAAAGTCTGATCCAAGATATCAGCAACTCGAAGCTATGACTGGTGGAATGATGGGTATGCCGGGTGGTACTGGTGGTATTGGGGGTGGAATGTATCAAGGTGGCAGCATGGGTGGATCTGGAATGGAGCCACAAGGTGAAGAAGGTGGTGAGGAGGAAGGGAAAGAAGAAGATTCGGAACCAGCTTCGGAAACATCACAAGAACCAACCACAAACACGCATGACGAATTTGAAAGTGATGCTAATAAGGAAGAGGAAGAGGAAGAATCTATTGATTTTGAAAATCTCCCAACAGAACGTGTTACTAAAAATGTAGAGGCACTATGGCGTCGATAATCTATGGGGCTAATGGGGCATTTAAAAAAGACGGTAAAGGAAAACGACCAAGATCTCGTGTTTTCAGAGATCAGAATTCAAAGATCGTTGGAGCTAATGGGGCGGTTTACAAAACGAAACCTGTAAAACGACCAAAGACTGTTGTCGAAAATCAAGTGCCAGAAGTAACTCCTGTCCAAATTCCTACAACACCAGTCGAAAATGAAGCTAAAACGACTCCTGTTGTCGAAGAAGTTTGGTACGATTTGCCAAAAGAACCAAGACCGGAAATCAAAACTGATATCAGTTGGAAAAAACGTCGTAAGGTTGAGAAAGCGGAGGAGTAAATGGCAAAACGAGTTCAGTCTGGAAAAGCGGCTACAGTTAAAGCCAGAACGCCTAAAACACAACCGGGAAAGTCAAACCTAACAGCAACAACTGTTGTTGTTCAAGATATAAACCTGAACGGCAAAGTTCCAAATAGTGTAGATCTGTTAGGAACAATGGGATATAGGATTGGTGTAACTGATAGAGAAGTTGGAACTATTTCAAACGAACCAGAAGGCTTTGTGGTTCTGAATACAACGAATGGAAATGTATTTCAGACAATCAACGGTGAATGGTGTTCTTTAGGTCCGATTGGAAATTTTGATGGTATTGATGACACATTACTTCCAGCGTGGCATAACACCATACCTAGTGGACCTCCCGGTTATCGTGTAGGTGCTACAGATCGAAGCGGCGCAGCAGATGGATATCCAAATGGATTCCTCGTTTGGAATCAAACAAATGGAAGTGTTTTTGCCGTTTCTGGCGGAACTTTATCTGGTGGTGTGTGGTCCGGTGGTACTTGGGGAGTAGGAACGTTTACGGATGCTCTTAAAATTGCATGGTATGAGAGCGAAGGAGTGAGTTACGTTAAGTCTAACATCATTCAGAATGCAGGAAAGGCAAAAATTGTCTGAGTTAAAGGGTAGCAACAAAAAGACATAAATATCAATTCGGGAGAGCTATATCATGAGTAGAACATTTGTCGAACTTATTGCAGAGAAAAATAACCTAAAAGCCATCTCTGTTGTCAAAAAGGCTCTCGCAAAGAAGCTGGTCGAAGCCATTTCAGAGCAAGCAAGCGATGTCGCTCGTGGTGCATATGGAACCCTCGAAGAATATTTCGGTGGGGACGAACAGCCGGATTACGTCAACAACGACGATAATGCATATGCAGTGTTCTTTGCGAATGCGCTGAAGAAGTTCGGCGTGAATGGACCAGAAGACTTCAAAGATGATGCTACCAAGCAGAGATTTTTTGATTACGTTGACCACAATTGGCGTGCGCAAGACTCTGTGCAGACACCATTGCAAGGAGCAAATGGAGGAAATCTTGAAGTTGGAACCCAAACGCAACTCCCACCCACCGCAGCACAACCACAAGCTCCCGTAGCTCCAACCCAAGGACCAGCACCAACCACAGCACAGGGTAACGATCCGTCCGTGGCTACAATGGCTTCTGCTGGACCAACATTGGATCAAATTTCTCCGTTAGGACAAGCTGGATCAGATCCGTCTCTCAACGCAGTTCAAAACCAAGGTCCACAAGGATCATTCACACAAACCCCACCACCCGCAGATCAATATGCTGGAAATCCTATACAAGATGTTTGCCCATGTTGCAAGGGAAGCGGAAAGGCAGCTTGCCCAACATGCGGTAGACCGCACACAATGGATCAACAACAGGGTATGGCTCCCGGTATGGGTCAAGAAATGGGACAGGAAGATGATTTTCAACCAGATCTTGAAATCGGTGGTGAAGAAGAATCACAAATAGGTGATGATGAAGAAGGTCTTGGAATGGATGATGAATCCGAAGAAGTTCCAGAAGAAGATGTTCCGGTCGCACCCAAAGCAGCATCGTCTGAAGAGTTAGACGATCCGTTTGATGACGAAGACGCATATACCATCGACATCAACGACTTCAATTCTCCGGATGGAGATGGCGTAGGAGACGTTGAAGGAGACAAAGACGGCGAAGAATTTGGTGATGAAGAAGGTGAAGACGAATTCGGCACCGGCGACGATTCCGACGAAGACGATCAATATCAAGGTGACGATGAAGAAGAAGGTGATGTTGACGCAGATAGCGATAACATTCCAGATGACACTGAATCTGATCTTGATGATGATGGCATTCCTGACGATCAAGAAAGTGATGAAGATGAAGACAAATTACCAGATGATGCTGATGAAGATCCTGATTTGAACATTGGCGACGAAGACGAAGATTCAGAAGATGAATCGGATGACGATGATGAAGATGAAGAAAAACAAAAAGCTCCGTTTGAAGAATCTTTGAAGCCTCGTTCTTGGTCCCGTAAAGAGCGTAAGTCCGACTCGAAAAAGCCAGTTCGTCAAGCTGGAAAGAAAGCGATTCTAAAGTCGATGACAGAAGATTTTGGATTTGGTATGGACGACGCTGAAGATGCTGTGTTCGTTGCTGAAGCGGTGATGCAAGCAGGAGCCGATCCTGGATTACAAAAGTTGGTTGACTATGTTCAAACACAGCTAAGTAAGATTAAGAAGCTGCGTAACACAATGTTGATGCAACTTCGTAGACAACGTTCTGTTATCAAAAAAGATTCAGTTCTGAATGCACAAGATAAAATGGATGCATTGAAGCAACTGGCACAAATGGCAAAGGACAATCGTAGCTTCTTTAAGAACCAAGCTAAATCTGTAAAGGATATCTTTACTGGTCATTTGGGCGGCGGCGAAGATGCCTTTGCTAGCGGTGACGAAGAGCAAGATCAAGATCAGCAATTCCCTCCACAGAAACCAGGAAAAGATCCGGAAATAGATGGTGAAGAAGATTCCGAAGACACTAGATTTCCTCCAGCAGAAGACGATGAAGAAACTGACGAAACCGATCAAACCGACGACTCCAAAGAAGCCGAAGCGCCCGAAGAGTCCGACGAAACCGAAGAAGAGCCAGAAGTTCCAGTAAAGCAAAAGCCACCAGTCAAAGAAATGGAACAGACTCATATTCCGCAAGCACATTCTTTAAAGACGGTGAAATCGTTCAAAAAATTAAAGGAAGATGAACTGGCCGAATTTAGCAGCAGTGCAGCAATCGAAGGAAACATCAAGCGGCTTGCTATGCAAATAGCAACACAAGGCGATCCTGGCGGCAAACGTCGTGCGGCTTTGAAGAAACTTGAAGATCAATTGAAGCGGAGATAATAATATGTCATTTCTGAACTATATCAAAAGTGGGGATGCAACCAAAGCTACAGCACTGGTTGAAGCTGTTCTGAAGCAAAAAACTCTGGCTGCAATTAAAGATCAACGGGAAACGGTTGCCGAAGGAACATATGGGCTTCCGCTCGATGATGAGGATGTTGACGAAGAGTTGACGGAAGAAACCCACAAAGGACTGGCCTTCTACAAACAGTACAAGGCGAAAGGCAAAACCAAGGGTGGATACACACACTTTGAACATCCAGAAGGACACATTCTTCAATTGAAAGATGTTGGAACGGATAACGAACTTCATTGGATTCATGCAAAGGGTGGGCAACCTAAAAACGAGCACCAAACAACATCTGGGTTTGGTCCAAAAGGATTGCTAAATCATTTGGAGAAGTTCCACACGAAGGGAGAATAAGATGGCTAACTTTGTTTCACACAATAAGGAACACATTGTTCTCCAGCATGTGAAACATGCTAATGGAGATCAAGAACATCGCTGGATGAAACATAGTGGTATGTTGGGATCAAAAGATGCGAAACGGGAAGGTCAAAACGCAAATGGACTTTCGCAAGTAGCAGTCAAAGAGGAAAAGAAATGGGAACCATACTCGAACACGTAAAGGAAAACAACGCTATTAACGTGACAAGTGCTGTTGAAGATCTGTTGAAGCAGAAAACTCTGGCTGCTATTGATGAAGCACGTAAGCAGGTTGCTGCGGAGACGTTTAATACATATCCACAACCACCAGAAAAGGACGTTAACGAAGAAATTGATGCTGCCTATAATTCCGGCGATGTGCTTGAAGAAGCACGTGGCGGTGAACCTGATAAGATTCTCGCCGGGGAATTAAAGGACAAAGCTCTGTACAATCATCACCAATTCCATCAAGGTAATCATGATGCCCGTCATGGTGGTTGGGCAAGGCATAACCTACACCAGTGGTCTGACAACTACAACAAGAAGCGCAAGAAGGGTGTCTACGACAAAGAGAAGGCTGTAAAGGGTCTGACTTATGCCATTAAGAATTCTGAGCCATCTTACTTTGGAAAGGCGCACCACGAAAAGAGTGGACAAACCGTATCTGGCGCTACCCGCATGCACGCTGCCCGCTTGTTGCTGCCACACGTCGAAAAGCTGATGGACGGAAAGAAACTGGATGAAGCAAAAAATCCAGTACAGACACGCAAACCACACCCACAACAAGCGGCATTCAATGCAAAGTGGGCCAAAGCAAATGACCAAGAACGTGCGATGTTGAAAAAGCACGCATGGAAGCACGATTTTGATATTCCGTGGGAAGGTTCTCAGTCCAAGAATCGTTCTGCAATTCATGATTTTTCTGAAGGAGAAGCTGAAAAAGAAGTGAAGGAACGCAAGCCACACCCAAAGCAAGCACAGTTTGACAAGCAGTGGCACGCTGCCGATGAACAAGGCAAAAAGATGCTGAAGAAGATTGCATGGAAGCATGATTTTGATCTTCCGTGGGACGACAAAAAGCATCCTGGCCGTTCTCCAATTCATGACTTTTCAGAAGATGAAGTAGCTGAAGGACAGAAGAAGTCCTTTGCTTCGTCTTTGTGGAAGGGATTGGGCGGCAAAGCCAAGGATGGAAAAAAGCCAGTAACAGCGAAAGATCTGATGCGGATGAGTGCGCCAGCCAGTAAGAAAGTAAACGAAGAATATCTTACAGAAGTCAGTCAGGCTATTCCGTGGCCCGCAAAGTCCAAGCACTTGAAGGACTACACCAAGAAAAAGGGCGAGGAAGGTCCATTCAAGCACCCGGAAGGACACTCCATCGAAATCAGCAAGGACAAAGGCGAAATCACACACACCGATAAGGGCGGCAAAAAGAAGACATTCAAAAACATGGGTGATCTGAATGTTCACTTGATGAAGGTACACGGAAACTTCGATCAAAAGGTGAAAGACCACGAAGCCAAGGGTTGGCATCATTGTTCTACTCACATGGGCAAACTGTCCTATGCGCACCACAAGAAGGGAACGGGCGACCACGAAGACAACGCTGTGGACTACAAAGCAGCGCACAGAGCAGCTATGAACATCCAGGGAAAGGAGCGCAAATCTTCTCGTGCAGCATATGATGCATTCCACAAAGGTGACAAGGAGTAATCAATGACCGCCATCGAAGAACTTATCAGACAGAAACTTAACATCGCACTCGAAGAAGAAAAGCGGCGCATTGCTAATGGTCTGTTTGAAGTGACTACGGCAAACAAAAGTATGCAAGGTGCCGGGGTTCCAACAAACGGCGCAATGGTAGCACAACGGAAGCAAGAAAAAGCTGACCAGTTGAAGGCTATGCAATTCAAGTTGGACAACCTTCAAGCAACAGCAGGAAAGGCGAAAAACCCGGATGCTGTAAGAACACAAATTGAAGTTCTGAAACAGAAAATGGATCTCAAACGGCAAGAAATGAATGCGGTGAAGTAACATGCCTTGGACTGTTGACGACGTAGAAAAGCATAACAAAGGATTGAGCGCAGACGAAAAGAAACGTTGGATTGCGATTGCGAACAGTTCTTTGCAAGGTGGCGATGATGACGGAACCGCCATCAAGAAAGCTAATGGAGCAATCAAACACTCTCGTATTGTGTCGCACATGGAATCGCTTCTCTATTCGAAACTGAAAGTACACATTGAGGAAGCTGCAAAGCAAGAAGTTGCTAAAATCTTTGAGCTTGTTCGCTACAACGAGCAACCAGAATATGTCCTGAAACGCAATGGATGGAAGCAAACTGCAAACCAAGGTGACAGAAAAATTTTCACTCATCCGGCAAAGAAGAACCATGAAGTGCATGTTGATTCTCATGGAGGCTGGCGACATTACGATGGGGATGAGAGTTTGGGCGCAGGGTTTACTGGGGAAAAGATGCGGAAGCATCTTGGTGAATCTGTGTTGACCGAAGCCGATCCTCATCCAAATGTCG